GGGAGTAAACGCATCACTATCAACAACGCCGAGTGTTTCAGGAACTACTACATCTCCAAGTTCTGTCGCAGCCTCTACATCTGTAGGAGTACAACCTCAAATTACACGAATGGCCATAGAGGGTATTCGTGGTGCAGATGGAGACATGACATGGGCAGGAGAGTGGAGTTCTTCATCAAACTATGTTGCAAATCAAGTTGTATATTATGAGGGTAGTGCATACATTTGTATTCAAGGAAATTCAAACCTAAGACCAGATCAAAATGCAACTCAGTGGAGTCTTGTAGTATCAAAGGGTGATGCAGGAGCAACTGGTGCAGCTGGGCCGACAGGTGCAACTGGAGCAAAGGGTGTAGAAGGAGATCTTGGACCTCAAGGGCCAACAGGTGCAACTGGATCTACTGGATCTACTGGGCCGCAGGGTCCAAAGGGTATTCAAGGTGATGCAGGATCATCTGCTACAGTTTCAGTTGGTTCAACAACTACAGGGGCAGCTGGTTCAAGTGCATCCGTTTCAAACTCAGGATCTTCATCTCAAGCAACTTTCAATTTTACAATACCCAGAGGTGCAACTGGAGCAACAGGTGCTGCTGGAAATAATGGTGCGGCTGGTCAAAATGCAACAATTTCGGTGGGATCGACAACTACAGGAAATGCAGGAACTAATGCTTCAGTAACTAATTCAGGATCTTCTTCATCGGCAGTTTTTAATTTTACAATACCAAAAGGAGATACAGGAGCAACTGGATCTCAAGGTGCAACAGGAAATACTGGTGCAGCTGGGTCAAATGGTCAGGCTGCGACTATTGCAGTAGGTACAGTATCTACTGGATTGCCTGGAAGTTCAGCATCGGTCACGAATGCAGGGTCATCCTCTTCTGCAACTTTAAATTTTGCAATACCCAGAGGTGCAACTGGTGCTACTGGTGAAATTACTTGGAAAGGTGGATGGTCAAATTCTACAGTATATGGGTTAAACGAAGCTGTATATTACAATGGATCTTCATACATTGCAGTCGCAAGTAATCAAAATGTAACGCCTGGTTCTGATAACTCAAAATGGAATATAATGGCACAAGCAGGTGCAGAGGGTGGATCTATTAGTTCTATGGCTGATACAGTTATATCTGGATCAATTTCAGACATGGCCATCTTAGCATACGATAGTAATGGAACAAAGTGGAAAGACAATAATGTATTTACAGGAACATTTGCCTCACCATCTTTAGATGGTGGAACTTTTTAAGGAGAAATAATGGCAGTAATTAAAATTAAGAGAGGTGGCGCATCTGCGGTTGATGCTCCAGGGCAATTATCAGCAGGGGAAATGGCCGTTACTTATGGATCTCCTGCACAAAACAATAATGGTGGTAGATTATTCATAGGTAACTCAGATGCCTCTGCAAATATCATTATAGGTGGTCAATATTTTACTAGTATAACAGACCATGCTGCTGGTACTTTGACTGCCAGTTCTGCTCTTATAGTTGACTCAAATAAAAAAATAGATGATCTTTTAGTAGACAATTTACAATTTAATGCAAACAACATTACATCTACTAACACAAATGGTCATATTAATATTACACCAAATGGAACTGGTGATGTAGTTATTGATGGGCTAAAATACCCACAAGCAGATGGTTCTAATGGACAATTTTTAAAAACAGATGGTTCAGGACAACTTTCATTTGGAACAGTCACATCTTCATTTAATCTTGCAGCTGATTCCGGCTCTACTAGTTCTTTTGATACAGGTGACACTCTTACATTTACTGGTACTGATCCCATTGATACTACAGTAGGAACAGATTCAATTACAATCTCAATAGACAATGCAAGTACAAGTGCAAAGGGAGCAGCTTCATTTGCATCTGCTGATTTTGCAGTTTCAGGGGGTGCAGAAGTAACAATAAAGGCATTGGGTGTTTCAAATGCACAACTCGCAGGGTCTATTGCAAATGCTAAACTTGCATCTGCTGGTGCATTAACTCTAGGTTCAACAACTTTAACATTGGGAACTACAGTTACCTCAGTGGCAGGATTACAACAATTGACAGTTGATAATGTTGATATCAACGGAAATACGATTAGTACAACTGATACTGATGGAAACCTTGTTCTTGATCCAAATGGTTCTGGGGCTATCAATGTTAATAGTTCAAAAATAATCAATGTAACTGATCCAACTAATGCTCAAGATGCAGCCACAAAGGCATACGTTGATGCAAGTGTAAGTGGATTGGATGTTAAGGACTCTGTAAGAATCGGAACTACTGCGGCTTTAACTACAGTAACTTACTCTCAATCAGCTGGAACATTAACAAGGTCAGGAAATGGATCTATCAATGATTCAAGTGGATTAGGTCAGAGTATTACACTTACAACGAATGATAGAGTTCTTGTTAAAGACCAAGCAGAGACAAGACAAAATGGTATCTATGTTGTTACTACAGTAGGTTCTGGAAGTGCATCTTTTGTATTGACAAGAGCTGATGATGCAAATGTAGCATCAGAAATTACAGGGGGAACATTTACATTTGTTGAAGAGGGAACCAATGCAGACAATGGTTATGTATTTACACACGATGGCACACCTACAATAAACGATTCAACTCTGAGTAACAATACACAATTAACTGTATCACAATTTTCTGGCGCAGGACAGATCACTGCTGGAACAGGTCTTACAAAATCTGGAAATACTATAAACGTAGTTGGAGGAACAACCATTGATGCTGATGCAAATGCAATTCATGTAAATTCATCTGGAACTGCAAATCAGATTCTTCTTTCTGCTGGAACAGTGGGATCAGAAGCAACTTATGGTCAACTTCCATTAGGTAATTCAAATGCAGTTGCAGGAACACTTGCAGTTGCAAATGGTGGGTCTGGTGCAACTTCATTTACAGATCACGGACTTTTAGTTGGTTCTGGAACAGGAGCATTTACTGCATTGGCTGCAGGAACTTCTGGACAATTTTTAATCTCAGGTGGGTCTGGTGCTGATCCAAGTTATACATCAACTATTGACGCTGGAACTTTTTAATGGCAGTAGCATTACAACATAAGAGAAATCAGAATCAAGGAGTTTCGCCTTCAGCTTCTGATATTGCTCAAGGTGAAATTGCAATTAATCTTGCAGACTTGAGACTGTTTACAAAAGATCACACCAATGCAATTAAACAGATTGGTGGTGAAAATGTAACAGGAGATTTATCATTTACCAAAGGAGATGGTACAGCTCAAACATTATCGGTTACTGGTTTTAAATTAAATTTTACCAAATCGGATGGAACATTAACTAATTTTAATTTGTTTCAGCCTATCATGATGTTTTCCCTACTACAAGGAAACTATGTAAGTGGGTCGATATATAATTCACATACTCATGATATTAATTTATCAGAGAATATTTCGGTTACTGGTTCCGTGAGTGTTACAGGAAATGCATCAAACAGAATTACCTTTGATAATGACCAACAAAGTCTTACTCTTACAGGTTCGGTAACAAGTACAGGAACAGTGACAAGTACAGGAACAATAACCAGTAGTGATTCAACTATAACTACTGGTCAACAGGCATAATTATGGCAGAAAAATTACCATTAAAAGGTGTATTCAGTGGAAGTACAGTAACAGGTCTTGCTGAGTTTAGGTCAGCAGATAGTGATGTTGTCGGAGTTACCTATGGTGGTACTGGACTTAATACGATAGCTGCAAATAGAATTCTCACAGGTAATGGAACTTCTGCAATGACCGCAGAAGCAAACCTGACTTTTGATGGAACGACACTAACAGTTACAGGTAATATTGTAGCAACTGGTAACTTTGAAGCACAGACACAAATAACTACAGTTGATCCTGTTTTACTGATTGATTCAGGTAGGTCTGGAAATCCAGCGGGTACAGATGATGCTGGTATTATCATTGAGAGGGGATCTGATCCAAATGTAAGTATATTTTGGGATGAGAGTGAACAACATTTTTCATTTGCAACTACCACGGACACTGGTGCTGGTACTGATAATACAATATCTGTATCTCAACAAACTGCTATAAAAGCAGGAAACATAACATCAACTGGAAACCTTGCAATATCTGGAACACTTACAGGGGTAACTAATTTTAATCTGACAGGAACATTGCAGTTTGACTCAGGACAGACAGTGAGTGAAATTTCAGATGATACAACTCTTGCAGATGGAGCCGCAACTGCACTAGTTACAGAAAACGCAATCAAAACTCATGTCAGTGCCCAGGCATCAGCATTTGCAATCGCATTAGGATAAACTATGGCATCACCAAATACAAAAGCAACTTTAAAGGAATATTGTCTTAGGGCATTAGGTAAACCTGTAATTGAGATCAATGTTGATCCAGACCAATGTGACGATAGAATAGATGAAGCTCTTCAATATTTTGCAGAGTATCACATGGATGGTGTTCAAAGGACATATTTAAAACATCAAATAACTGCAGCTGAAAAGACTAGAGGAACTACAGATACTACAGAAACAATAACAGATGGAGTAGATAGTTCAATATCTGCTGCATGGAAAGAACAAAAAACTTGGTTGCCTTTGAACGAAAATATAATATCAGTATTAAAAGTATTTGCGATATCATCTGCTGGTTCAGTTGGAAATATGTTTGATTTTCAATATCAAATGAGACTGAACGATTTATGGGATTTTACTTCAGTAGATTTAACTCATTATCAACAACTACAAGAACACGTTGATATGATTCGACACTTGACTGAAGGTGAAATTCCAATTCGCTTTAATGTGCATTTAGATAGACTTTATGTTGACATGGATTGGGATGGCACTGTAGGAGATGATCATTATATTGTTATTGAATGTTATAGAAAAGTTGACCCTACAGTTTATGTGGATGTATATAATGATATGTTTCTAAAAAAATATGCAACAGCACTCATCAAAAAACAGTGGGGTGCTAATCTTATTAAGTTCAATGGAGTCCAGATGTTAGGTGGAGTCCAGATGAATGGAGAAATAATTTATCAACAGGCCGATGAAGAGATAAAATTACTAGAAGAGCAAATGCTCAATGGATTCGGGTTACCTGCTGATATGATGATGGGATGATATGCCGACAAATGTTTATTTCAATACTGGAACAACTTCTGAACAAAGGTTATACGAAAATCTTATCATTGAGCAACTCCGAGCTTTTGGTCATGACGTTTATTATCTTCCTAGAAAACTGGTAAACGAAGATACTTTATTCGGAGAAGACACTCTCTCAAGTTTCAATGATGCATACCAGATAGAGATGTATCTTGATAACATCGAAGGTTTTGAGGGACAGAAAGAAATGATGACACGTTTCGGTCTGGATATGCAGGACGAAGCGACATGGGTAGTTTCAAAGAGGAGGTTTGAGCAACTGATTAGTACTGATCAAAACCTTATAGTCACAACAAGGCCTAACGAAGGGGATCTAATTTACTTTCCCCTTGCAAAGAAACTCTTTGAGATTTCCTTTGTGGATCAAGACGATCCATTCTATCAGATAGCAAATCTACCAGTATTCAAAATGCGATGTCGTACATTTGAGTACAGTAGTGAGGCTCTGGATACTGGCGTATCTGAGATTGATGATATCCAAACAACAGAATCTACAGATGCACTCGATTATCAAATTGTTTTAGAAACTGCTACGGAGTCTGGAACTAACTATTTAATTACGGAAGATGGAGCCTTTATTGTCAGTGAGGAGTATAACATAGATACTATAGATACTTCTTCTGATTCAGAGTATTTTGAAACGCAAGGTGATTCGATACTTGATTTTACAGAACGCAACCCTTTTGGTGAGGTAACATAATGCTTGGTCAAACTTTTTACCATGAGACACTACGAAAATGCGTAGTGGGATTTGGAACACTTTTCAATGACATTCATATTGTCAGGAGAGATAGTTCAGGAAACGTACAACAATCTATGAAGGTTCCGTTAGCATACGGACCTAAACAGAAGTTTCTTACAAGACTTAGAGAAGATCCTAGTATCTCAAAGTCAGTTGCAATTACACTTCCAAGAATTGGATTTGAGATTGGTGCAATGACTTATGACAGTACAAGGAAACTCAACAAGATTCAAAAAGTCAAAAAGGCAGGATCATCTGGGAACAAGGTGGACACACAATATATGCCTGTTCCTTATAACATTGACTTTGAGATGTATGCAATGGCTAAGAATAGTGATGATGCTCTACAGATAGTGGAACAGATTCTCCCATACTTTCAACCAGAGTATACTATTACTATTAATGATATCGTTGCAATGAATAGTAAACGTGATGTACCTATCATTTTAAATGGTATATCATACGAAGATAATTATGAGGGTGACTTTGCAGAACGAAGAGCAATCATATACACTCTTACATTTACTGCAAAGGCTTACCTCTACGGGCCAGTTATTTCTGGACAAGTAATTACAAAAGTACAGGTGGATCAATTTACAGATTCATCTGCAAATGCACCTAAACGAGAACAGAGGTATACAGTTACGCCTGATCCTGCAAGTGCTGATTTTGATGATGATTTTGGTTTTAATGAGACATCATCTTTCTATCAAGATGCAAAAACATACAACCCATCTACGGGGCAAGACGAATAGGTAAAACATGGCAAAACAATCAATAGGATTAGGTTCTTCAGCAAATGATGGTAATGGTGATACTCTAAGAGCTGCAGGAACAAAAATAAATGCAAACACTGATGAAATCTATGCTAGATTCGGAAGTGGTACAAACTTAGAGACTGCAACTTCTGCCAACATTCTGGTTGGAAATGGAACTAAGTTTGCAAGTGTAGCAACAAGTGGAGATTTTAATGTCTCTAGTGCAGGGTCAATCAATGTTCGCCAAAATAATGGTGCATCTAATGTTCATAAAATTACAATACCACAAGGGGCTGACCCAGGCGTAGGTGTAAAAGAAAATTCTTTGTATAATATTGGAGGATCGTTATATTTCAATGGTTCAGTTGTTGGTACTGGAAATGTAACTGGTATGACTTCATTTACAGTTGCAGGAGATTCAGGATCATTATCGGTCACTCAAGGTAACTCAGTTACCTTCACTGGTGGAACAGGAATCAGTTCTGTTGTTTCTGCATCTGGCACTAATGAGGTTGTGACTATCAATGCAGAAGTTTCTCTGACAGGGACACAGACACTTACAAATAAATCACTGACTGCACCAACCTTGACAGGATCTTCAAGTGCAGCTGGTTCGATACTTTTCAAAGAAGATACAGACAATGGAACTAATGCAGTAACTTTGATCGGCCCTGCAGCCACGGCAGATGTTACAATTACACTTCCTGCATCTGCTGGA